TGCAGATATTTGGCTTAGAAAAGATTCCAAATCTTATTGATTCTTATCAGAATGTTGCAGATAAAGTTTCGGATCAAGCTGATAAGTTGGGACCTTCTCTACAGACTAGCTTAAATAACTTTGGAGTTATGTCAGATAGAGTTAGTGAACTTATTGGCAGTGTAACTAATTGTCTAGCGGACATTAAATGTAAAGTGTTTGATACTGATATGACAAGTCGTTTGATTTCTGTAATTAATATTTTGATTAATGTATCTTTCGCAGATTCAAAATCTCGCCTTAAGTGTTTTTTTTGGAATGTTTTCACTAATTTTGGTGTTGATATTTATAAACAACTTTTGGCTCTGTGTCAAACCACACATACCCATGAGCTCCAAATGGGATTTGCTATTGCAGATATTCTTTCATTGGTGAAAGATAGCGCATCGTTGCTAATTCTGAGTGTGCCAGTTATGGGTTCAATTTTGGCTATTTTGTTCCAAATTTTGCTTGGATTGCCCGGAAAGACGAATATAACTTCTGCTATTAAGTTTTTTGGTGATCGTTGTCGTGGTTTGAAAAATATTTTTGACTTCATGACAGGTTATTCCTATATGTTTGAAGGAATTGTAGAATTCCTCTATATAAATGTATTGGGTATCGAGCGATCTAAAACTGATTTAGATTTGTATCTTACCGATTTTTCTAAATGGGCTCAAGCCATTTTGGACCTTGGTAATCCCGAGGATCCACTGGCACAACGTTTGGAAAAAGATGAACGTTTGGTCTATAAAGTTGATACATTGTATCGACAAGGGCTAAAATTTGCGTCGGATATTTCTGAGAAGCGTCTTGATAATAAGATGACATTATATTTCCAACGTATTTTCAAAATTATTGAAGAAGCAAGGAAATTGTGTGATTTTACAGGTGTATTTGGAAACAAACCCCGAATGGAACCCCTGGTCATCCAGCTATTTGGAGAATCAGGAGTTGGAAAATCTGGGATGACATGGCCTCTCTCAGTTGATTTAAATGCATTGTTCGTTTCATCAGTTGAGGAAGCTCAAAATTTCTCCAACAACATATATTTTAGAAATACTGAGCAAGAGTTCTGGGATGGTTATGTTGGTCAAAATATTGTCACATATGATGATTTTGGTCAACGAACTGATTCCAGTACAAACCCTAATGAGGAATTTATGGAGCTGATTAGAGCAAGTAATATTGCTCCCTATCCGCTGCATATGGCAGAACTTGCAGAAAAGAAACGAACTAAATTTAACTCTAAGGTTATCATTCTAACGAGCAATATTCTTGGTCACAATGTTAGTTCTCTTACTTTTCCAGATGCCTATCGCAGACGTATAGATGTTTGTGCTAAGGTTCAAGTAAAACGTGAGTATGTTAAGAAGGGATTCTCTGGAACAAATAATAACGAAGTCGAGCGTTTGGATACTTCTAAGTGTGATGGACCCGTTGACACAAAAGTGTATGAAATAGTTTTATATAACCCCGAAACAATGATGCCCATTAATGTTCCTCATATGGATTATGATGAGTTTCTTCAGCATTGTATTGACCAAATTTTGGTTAAACAACGTCGCTCAGTTAGTGTGAATCATGTTTTGTCAACTCGCGTTGACGAGGATAGATTCGAGAAAATCCGGGCTACGTTGCAAGTTAATGATGTTTTTTTTGATGGTGAAAAAGTATTTTTTCCTACTCTCATTGAATGTGAAGAAGCTGTTGAGTCATACAAGCAAAGCTGTCAGCGCTATGCCCAACAACTTTTGACGTTTAAGAATGTCTTAATTTTGTTGGGAGTTTTGCTTGCCGGTTTAGGAATATGGAAACTATTTTCAAAAACATCTTCTGCTAAGAAGATGAGATGGGAGGCTTTCAATTCAGGTGATAGTTTGACTAATAAAGCTAAATCTATCAATGTAGAGGCTATCTCATCCGGGGATGCCCTAACTCATCAAAGACGAGTGATAGCTATGGAGGCTGCACAATCGGGAGATAGTATTACTATCAAACCTAAGGTTGTAACCACCGAAGCTTCACCTTCCGTTAATGCCATTGTTGAGATGTGTCCCTATTCTCGCACAGAATCACCTTGTTGCTGCATTCCAAAAGGAGCGGTCAATGATCGATGCTATTGTGCTGAACATGCTCAAAGACACCCAAAAGTGACAATTGAGGCTTCAACATCTGGTGATAGTCTTACTCGCAAGGCTCCCTGTGTTATTACTGAGGCTACACTTGACACTCAGGTGTTGGAAAAGGATACTTTGGCTAACTTCCAAGCATGGAAGGATTGTACGGCGCAGGATTTGATTTCCACGCGTATATTGTCTAATTTGTATAAAATTAAACGGGTTCGTGGGGATCTCCCACTTTTAAATGGTCTCTTCGTAAGAGACACAGTCATGCTTGTGCCTCGACATTTAGAATTAATGTTGGATCAAGATGATCAGATCGAGATGGAGAATATATTTTCATCTCGTTTTGTTCTTCCAGTATCCGAACTTAGGTTTGTTGGGTTAACTGATTCAAGTGGCAAAGATAAAGATGCCATGTTGATTCAATTCCCACGTTATGTTAACGCACATGCAGATATTGTCAAACATTTTCAAACTATGCCCGAGCTATCGCAACGAAGTGCTAATATTTCTGTGGCAACAATTCGTAATTACAAATCTGGCAACACATTAGTCGTTTTGGGTAACACAATGGCATCTATGACGTCTGTAACTCTTAACACGGCCCATGGTGTTAGAAATGTTCGAGATTGCATTGAATATTGTCTTAACACAATCAATGGTGATTGTGGGGCTCCTGTTATTTGCAACGAAAAATCTTTCATTCGCAAAATTGCTGGTATTCATATCGCCGCTGCCAATGATGGCTCATCGGCTTTTGGTCAATCCGTGACTCAACAAAATCTTATTGATGGACTTTCCAAGTTTAAGAGTGTTATAGTTTCGGATATGGATGTAGTGGCTAACATTCAAATGAATGATAAGTCGCATCAATTGGAAATTAATAAAGAGTACACTCCAAGTGTGATCAAAAGTTTATTTGGCATCGCTGCAGACACATTCTCTTATTTGGGAAAATGCAAACAAACGGTTTTTGTACCAAATAAAACAGATATCCGTCAATCAACCATTTTTGGCAAAGTGACGGATCCTATAACGAAACCCGCCTATCTTAGACATCCTCAGGTGAATATTCTCAAGAAGAATCTTGAGAAATGTGGTGTTAATACACCATTTATTCCAGCCCAAGAGGTTGAACGAGCAGTCAATGAATATAAGACCGTACTTATGCAGAAACCTATTGAGGCCCTTCGTCGGGTTTTACCTTATGAAGAGGCTATCAGTGGTAATGAGTTGAGTACATACATATCAGGACTCACTCGTTCAACTTCCCCTGGTTATCCCTGGGTTTTTGATAAGAAACCAGGAATGCCTGGTAAGACTACGTGGTTTGGCAATGATGCGTATCTTTACGATGCGCAAGTTAAACAACGCATTATGAGACTTGAAAAATTGGCTAAGCAAGGTATTCGTACCCCATTTGTTTGGACGGATACGCTTAAGGATGAACGTAGACCGATTGCAAAAGTAAACGAACTTAAAACTCGTGTCTTTGCAGCCGGTCCTATGGATTATCTCATTCTTTTTAGGATGTATTTTCTCGGGTTTATGGCCAACATTATGGAAAATAGGATCTCGAATGAACAATCCATTGGAACTAATCCATTTAGTTCTGACTGGAAGAGGACAGCCGCAAAATTGAGTCGCTTTGGTGATAAAGTTTTTGCGGGTGATTTCTCTACTTTTGACGGGACCCTAAATTCTTGTATTATGTCATCTTTTGTTGACGTAATTAATGAATGGTATGATGACTCTGAAGAAAATAAAACTCTTAGACGAGTTCTTTTTTTGGATATCTTTAATTCCATCCATTTGTGTGAGAATATGTTTTATAGCTCCACACATTCTCAACCCAGCGGTAATCCAATTACCACTGTTTTGAATTCCTTCTATAACTCTGTTAGTATGCGTATTGCATTCTATCGTTGCCAAAAGGCAGCAGGAGTTACGGGAATTAAATTCGATGACGTAGTCTCCATGGTTTCTTATGGAGACGATAACGTTATTAATTTTAGTGACTCTATCGTTGATTGGTTTAATCAGCTAGATGTGACTGAAGCATATGCCACATTTGGTATGATTTATACTGATGAAGCAAAAACTGGGAATCTTATTCCCTATAAAACACTTCCTGAAGTTGCTTATCTTAAACGCTCTTTTCGCAAAGAAAATGGTATTTGGTTTGCACCTCTGGATCTAAGCGTATGTTTAGAAATGTGTAATTGGATTCGTGATTGTCCTAATCACGAAGCCGCAACGTGCGACAATATTGAAGCAGCCTGCCGTGAACTTTCAGTTCATGGAAAACAGGTTTTTGATAAATGGACACCACAACTTGTAAAAACTTTTTACAAGCAGACTGGTATTTATCCAAATGTCAAAGCATATTCCACCTATATGGAGGATATGCTTGCTGAATATTAACGACGAACTGTAGGATCTACCTGACTAGTAGATTTCTCTAATACTACTGTATACCGTTCGTCGGCGTACAGGTCAACCTTTCCCACTGGGTTTTACTGGTGTTTGAGTGTTAGTTCCTACTTTGTCCTTTCTCCACTGGAGTTTGGGTGTAATAGTCAAGATCCCATGTGATTTAAAGTGAAGCATGGTGCAGCTCTTTGAGTAGGTGTAATTACCTTTTTACTGCAAG